ACATTCAATGGAACTTAACTTTCTACCTCTGGCTTCACTGAACTTACGAATAGTAAAATCAAATAGATCTATCAATGGTTGTGGTCCACTTGCTCTACCACCAAAGGTCTTCAGCCTTGCCCCAGAGGGACGTACTTTGCTGGCATCTATCTTGGGGATACGATTGCTATAGAGATAAGATATCAGATCTTTAAATGCTCTGGTCCAGCCTTCTTTGGAATCAGCTATGCTAATTACGTCATCAGTATGTTCAAACTCCTGATCTGGTATCGTAGGTAATTCATTTACATATTGTCTCTCAACAGAGAAGCCTACACCAGTACCATTCATGAGAATGTACAGAATCTCATCAAAGGATTTAGGGTTATCCACTGGAAGGTAGGCACAATTATATCCAGATATATTCTCACGTTCCAGTGCTGGTCCGGCAGTCATAAGAGATCTCATACTTGGCATTACTTCCAAGGATAAGATAGAGTTCTTTATGGTGCTCCAATCTTTCGTATCAAGCTGGTTCTTTACTCCAAGATTATTCTCCACATGATTTTGAAAGAAAGTAATTAATCTGCTGACGGTTTCGTCCCACGTTTCTCTGCGCTCTTCCTCTTCCATCCATCTTGAGTAACGAGACAGATAGATAAAAGATTGATACTCAGTTGGTAGGTTCATCCATGTTCTCCCCGTATTCTAATTCAATACATAGATCAATGTAGTGTTTAGCTTTTAACAAATCATTTAAACCTTCCCCTTTAATACGATGTCTGGTAATATATTTTACTGCATTACCTTCACACCAATTAAGTTTATTAGCCATTATATATTCTGTTGGTTGTATTTTTAATTGACTGTAATGATCTCCTCCTACTTGATAATTCCTAGCTGACATCTATTACTCCTATTTGTTGTTCGATAAAAGTTGGTAGACTCGATATCTAAAATTTGATTTCTGTTTGGAGTTGATAGCTTCATATGCAAAGCTCCTAACTTTACCAGCCTCTATATTAGCGTTGTCACAAATAAATTCAAAATTATCACAGGTAACTCCGATGCTGCAAAAGAACCATCCTATTGCCTTATCTTTTACTACAATATTAGAAACATTAGTAGCATCCAGTAAAGCCTGAAGAATGACGGCCAGATATAAACGACGTTCAGGTTCTTCACGTTCAAATTGAACTATAGGATCTACAAATATTGTCTTGTTTTTATTATTTATAGAATATTTTTTATATGGTGTGTGCATTTTCTTTTATAAATCTACCTGTTACAAGATCTCTCTTACGATTACGAGCAGCTTTCTTTAAAGACCTAGATATTTTCTTTTGAAATTCAGGATCTTTAGATCTTCTTTTATTAGACTCACTTACTATCTTTCTGTGTTTAGGATCTTTTAGCTGCTCAGATTTTTTCTTTATATATTCAGGATCTTGATAACTCTCAACAGGACGATAGAATTTACCACCCACCCTTGAATTATAGTAAGCTGGTTCATCTGTTCCTTCAAAGGTAGAGGAAAGAACATTAAATTTCATTTGATAATATAGCTCATAGTATCTCAGGCTGCGCCTATTTTTATATTCAGCTATTATTTCAAACTTAAAATGTTCTTTCCCTATCTTTTTAATATCTTGTATTAACCACTTAGAAGATCCTATATATGTTTTCCAATCGGATTCCTTTTCTTTCATCCGACTGTATGATTTATATTGCTTACAACCTATATATCCCTTTCCATTCTGAAGGTTGGTTATTAAATAAACAAATCCAAACTTATTAAGATTGGGAACAAATGCATTCTCCTTTCTATATTGTACCCAATGATGATCTACCATTTTGTAATCTCTGGCACATCAGGAATCTTAACAACTTTAGTAAGGTATCTATATCCTCTGGCATAATCAAATACACGTAGCCCGTGTCCATCATTGGAATCTTTCCAGCATTCTCTCTTATGATTACAGTATATGCAGGATGTACCTAATCTTTTATTGCCGGACACGCCATCTTTAACGTCACTATAACAGCGATCAGGAATAAGGGTTCCGTTTCGGACTACCTTTATAAGATGCATAACTCTTTTCTTTGCATCTATCATTTCCAGTGAATGAACAGGAGCTAGACATATCTCCCCACTTTGTTTATTAATGGCAAGGAAGGCTGCTTCATCCACACTATTCCCTTCAGCATAAGCTGAGATCTGTGCTATATAACCAAAGGGATCGTCCTTAACTAAATCTCCTTTCTCAAACTTTTCAAATCCTCTGGGAGATGTGGATTTACAATCAACAAGAACACCATCAATCACACAATCCTGATGACCCTTTACCCCTTCGACACTAACTTCTTTCTGCGTATCTGTAACTGTATGTCCTGCCAATCTGGATAAAGCTATTAGTAATTCTTCCAGTATATATCCATACAGGAACTTGATACGAGTAGAAGAAGAAACAGGAGTACTTTCCTTCTCCATATTTATATCATACCATAGTTGTCTGTCGGGTCTACCTATGGCAGACAATCTTAAATTATTTTTACTTCTCTGTCCCTCATGCAGAGCTGCTTTAAGATGTTCTTTTATATTTTCGGCAAACTCATCTACATATGTATCTATTTCTTTTTCATCCATATTAAATTCAGCAGGACTAAAAAGATTATAGATATCTTCGACTAATGTATCTATGGTTTTCATAAGAATAGGGAGAGGCTTTTACACCTCTCCCATTTCCTTTCTTAATTAGTGGCGAAGGGGATGTCTTCATCTCCCTCGCCACTAGTGAATCCACCATCAACAACGTCAAAAGCCTCATCAGCTTCCGTATTATAAGGAATGAGATCAGTAACCTGAATCGCACGTAGGTCTGCTGATACACCAGCCCTTCCCTTAAACTCCCACTCATAGGTTGTATAATGTACATTAACCTTAGAGCCATTACCAATAAGGGTATTGGTCATGGTACGCTTCTGCCCATCAACAAGGTCAGGAGCACGATTCAGAGAACCATCCTTGCGACGTACCTTCCGCTTAACCGTGACAAAATCTCCACGATCATCTCCTTTATTTTTAACAGTAAGCCCGTCCTTCTTAACAACAGCTAAGTTTTTCTTATCAAGATTGGCAACGTCCACTGTCCAGACACCATCTGAATCAAAGGTAGTATTTGGATTAGTAATCGCCGCCCAATAAGCTGTTCCTGAAATTACTGACATATTTTATAACTCCTTTTATAGGTTGAGAAATGAATATTTCATACTTTTTCTATTTTGTCAAGCATTAATGTGTCATGGCCCACGTTTCCCCGTCCTTCCATGTACTATCCAAGGGGCATCGAAACTTCAGCTTTCGTTCTGTATCTTTAATAGCCTCCTTTGTTATGGTTCCAAACTTCTTAACATCTTTCTTGGCTACTTCAAACTGATACTCATCATGTATGGATGCCACTAATTTAACATCTACACCAGAGCTATTTACTTTTTGTATCATATTGACTAGCCAATCTTTACAGATAGTTGCACCAGCACCTTGAATTAAAGTATTAAGTGCTGAGTGTGGGCTGCGTACATGCAATACCCTACCATCCACCCCCTTAATGACACCTCTCTCAGCGGCTTTCTGAACGCTGTTACGGACACGTTTAAGAGCGGGGATGTTGGTCAAGAATCTATCTATAAGTTGTTGTCCATGTTGTTGTGTACCATTTACAATTTTACCTATCTTGGCAGCACCTGCTCCATACATGAAGGCATATATCAGCGTCTTCGCCTGATCTCTATCGGTCAATCCAGCCATCTTCATATTAGCTGTATGGATATCTCCATGTATAACTTCATTAATATAATCTTTATCATCCATTAGATGCGCCAGACAACGAAGCTCAAGACCGGAAGCATCTGTTCCTACAAGTGTATGTGTATGTGGATTACTTATAGTCCAGCAATCTCGACATTCTTTACCGAAGGGATTACGTACTGCGGGAACCTGTGCCAAATTAGGACTATGATGAGCCATGCGTCCAGTAATAGTACGCAATGTTAATACCTTTCCATGTACTCTTCCTGTGGAATCTTTATACGCATCAATCCAAGATTGGATCTGGGCTGTTCTCTTTTGCAGCATAAAGAATCTGGAAAACTTCTTGGCTTCCTCCATATTAATATGTTTAAGTATCTCTTCACTAATAATTATATTTCCTTTATCCGTATATACTTTAGGTTTCCATCCTCGTTCCATTAATCGATCAGCTATCTGCATACGAGAACCTATATTAAATGGAACATATTTTGTTTTAGTTTTCATCTCGACCACTGTTGGATCAAACTCTTTCTTTGCCCAGTTCTCAAGTAGATATGCTTCATCTGCCAAACGAGCTAACAATCCTATGGTCTTTCGTATATCAAGAGTAAATCCATTCTTCTCCTGCTGATCTATTATTGCCCGTATCTTATGTTCAAGATCAATTGAAAAAGAGGAGAATGTTTTACCCTCTATGAGTAGTCGCTCATATAAATTCTCTGTAAGATCAACATCGTTCTTACAATACTCTAACATATCAGGAGTATAAACTGTAAAGTCATCACACTCCCACTTAGGATAAGCTAATTTATCTCCCCATGCACGTAAGCTATGTCCTCCTTCTCTCATTGGATTAAATAGTTGTGACATAACTAATGTATCAGTTACCTGATTAAGTTTAATATCAGTTCCTAAAAGTCTATTAAGAATAGGAGCATCAAATGATATTCCATTATGCATTATAAATTTATCCACGGTATGGGACCAAGGTTTAAACTTATCTAAATTATTATGATCCCATACATGTACCTGAGATGTAGATAGATCCTTTGCAACGATGCAATGAATCTTCTGTGCATCCAAGGAATCTGTTTCTATATCAAGTACTACAGTCATACGCCAAAACTTTCTCCACATCCACATTGGGATGTAGCATTAGGATTTTTAAATACTATATACGAACCATTGATTCCATCTGTATAATCTATAATTACATCTATCAGGAACATCAGGTACTCTGGTCTAATATATAAATTACCAGCACGTAATGGTATTACATCATGCTCTTCGGGGATATCTTCTACCAAGTCCCACTCATAGGTGAACCCGGCACACCCACCACCTTTTACACCAAGTTCTATACCTTTAACATCTTGATCTCTAACTATACGTGATAGATGTTCATTAGCTTCTTCAGTAATCTCTATCATCTTCAACTCCTATGCAGGATACTTTACATTTATAAATGCAGCTGTAATCATTTCACTACGATCTTCTTCCAAACCTTTCAGATCTGAATCTTTCATATTAATTATATGTGCATCATTAACATTTATATGATAGAACTGTTCATTGGATGCGTACTTATTATTTAATCGACCAACTCTGGCATCTCTAACAATTTGTCCATCAATAAACCATGCTTGTTTACAATCATTACGAAAGATAACAAAAGTTAATACACCTTTTGATCCATCACGAATCCATTTGTTTATGATCTTTGATTTTCTATAGGGAATACGTACCTCTCCCCATTCATTAGGCCACTCTTTAATCCAACTGTATTTAATTTCTGTTTCAAAGAAAGCTGGCTCATCATCTTTACTACAGGTAATATCAACTCCATAAGTTTCTTCTGGATTTATAAACTTATAACCGTTTCTTTCCAACCATGCAACCATAACTCCTTTTGATAAAGGATCTGCCTGATCATATAGTTTCTTATCAAACTTCTTAGTTGCCATCATTATCTCCTACATTAAATGGATTATCAATCTCTGTCATTCTACCTGTGCTTTTATCATAGAATAAATGTGTAGCTATTCCCGTATCACCTGTATACCTATTCTTTAGTATGCGAATCGTTGTTGTATTAGATACAATAGGATCTTCATCCTGTTGATTTCTTTCCAATCCTAGTACCATATCTGACAGATGCCCGATACTTGCGCTTCCTCTCAAATGACTTAAATTTATTTCTCTTCCATCTTCATGTCCTCTATCGCCAGAGGGTCTACGTAGATGGGATACTAGTAATAAACATATTCCTGTTTGTTCTACTAATGATCTTAGCTTGGTCATTAATATATCTATACTCTTTCTCTCGTCTGTATCTTCTTGTCCCGAAACTAGGATACTTAAATGATCTAATATGGCCCACTTAACATCAAGTGCTTGAGCCATGTATCTAAGTCGTGCAAGTATTTCGTCATTATCTATTGATCCAAAGTGATCAAAGGCAAAGAACCTTCCACTATTAATAGTATCTTCCTGCCACTTCTCCAGTTGTTCCTGAGTATACCCTTCTCTAATTTCTTTAATATATAAACGAGCACTCGCCTCGACAGACATGATGTTCCATGCCGTATGTTTTATACCTTCTTCCAAGGCAAGGATGCCTATATTATCTTTAGTATTACGTAGAAGATGATGCATTAACTCTCTGATCAAGGACGATTTTCCCATTCCAGCACCAGAGGTGAAACAAATTAACTCCCCGGTCCGCATACCATAAGTCTTTTCATTTAACTTAGGCCAAGGATAAAGACAAGTCTCACAATATTCTTCTTCATAAAGAGAGGCACCAATATCTTTTAAATTTATAATTCCTGCTGGTGTATATGGCTTTGCACCCCACCAACATTGATTGAATGCTTCTCGTTGACCCATCTTTAAATATTCATTAGCATCCTTATGTTCCATCCTCATTATCTTACATTTATTGGGAGCAAACAATTGTGCTATCTTTTCAGCAGCTTCTT